TGTCGCTTCCATGAGTCCGGAGCGGTAATTTTCATACCTCTGCCCGGAATTGGTTGAGGTCTGCCCCCCATCGATTGTCATGTCCGAGAAATTGCAGTAGATCTGCAGACCTTCCGCAGGTGATATCAAGATACTAACTGGATCCGCGACATAGATGCTTACCGGCTCAGACCATGCTGTCTGCATCCCGGATGTGGTTGTTATCCGAACAGCCAGATAATAGGTCGCTCCGGTCGTCCAGTTTGGCTCAATCACCACGCTCTGTCCGCTGTCCACATGTGCTATAGCATCGCTATAAACCGGATCATTGTTTGTGTCGAACGTGACCAGGCTGATTTCCGCATAGTCCATTTCGATTCCGTCACCAGTGCCGAACGCCCATCTGGCAACGAATGAACCGCCTTCATTAATGACGGTTTTGCTCAGATTCAGTACCGGTCTATCAGGAACAGTTGTCAGATCATAACTGACTATATCCGACCACGGACCGAGCACATCTGAATCACCGCTTCCGTCAATCAGTCTGACTCGGAAGTACCAGCGCTTGCCAACTTCCAGTCCAGAGATGATCCAGCTGGTCGCCTTCAGGTCGTTGACGGTGTAACTCGCCGGGGCGTCCGTAGATTCCCATGCATATTCATTGTCAGCCCATGTGAGTTCAGCCTTTGTTGCGGAATCCCACGACCATTCCCATCCGATCCGGACGGTTCCCTCAATCGGACCTTCCATGATGGTTACGGTTGCCGGCGCCACGGATGCGATATCAGAATCGATGACCGCAGCTGACCGCATCTTCACATCTGAGATGATCAGATCGTCATACTCACCGACAAAAGCATAAGCACCGAAGCATGTTGTCGATGCTCCGATGATGTCATCCACCGTGACGGTTCCTGTTGTCGTTCCTCTGGGGAAGATTGCGATGATCCTATCATTTGACGGATCGTCTGCTGCACGGAAGAAGATCGCCGTATTGGCAGCCGTACAGGTTGTGTTTTCCGTGATCGTGATTGTCACATCGCCGGTTGTTGTATCCGGCACTGCACTGATTGTCGGCGCCACAAGCGTTCCGACCTGTGCAACCAGTTCATTCGAGAAGGATGCATTGTTGTCGTCATCGTGCCATCCCTTGATGCGTACCCACATGCATTCATCATCTGACAGCACACTCTCAATGTTTACGACAACTTTGTTTTCAGCGCCATTCGGAGTAACCTCAATCGCCGACTGCCATCCACTGGCCGGTGCCGTAAGGTCTGTGTCTGTCGGTTTCGCCGTCACATACTGAAGCTCGATTTTATCAATCGGATTCAGCGCATTGTAACTGTCATTCCAGACAGCCGTGATCCGTGTCACGGAGCCTTTGGTTTCTGCCGTAGCGGATACCAGCGTCGCCGCATTCGGATCGCCGTAAGCGTGTTTTACGGCTTTCCAGGCTGACTTCCTACCGCCAGTGGTTACCGATCGGATACGGAACCACCGGAACAGGTTGCCGGTTGCCAGCGCTTCCGTGTCCTCAGAAATAAGCCTGCTGCCGTTCTGGGTTACGGTCTGAACCGCTCCCCACGCCGTTGCAGATGGCTCTGCAGTATTCCGAACATAGCATGTCTGCATCTCAGTCCGTACAAGGATTGCCTTACCGGTGCTGTCGCCTTCAACCTTCCACTCGAATGTGCCGGCGTTCGCGGATTCATTATCATAGGTCAGCTGAGTGACTTTCGGAACAGCCGTTGTCCAGTAAGGACTCGCCACCCACGCTGACCATGTGGGGGTCACTGTCTTTCCGCTCTTCTTGTATTTCTTCCGGCACCCGCGCACCCTGAACACCAATGATGTCACATTGGCATTGGTGAGCGTCGCGGATACCGCCGAAACGGCAACCGTCAAGTTCGTCCATTTGCCACCATTCAGCCTGTACTGCAGCTGCTGTCCGGCTGTGTAGTTCTTATCGCCACGCTTCCACTTGAACGTGAACACGCTTCCGTTTCGTGTGATCGTAAGCCCGGAAGGCTTAACAGTTTCGTTATTTTTCTTCTTAGCCATTATGCCATCCTCAGTTCACGTTTGATTGTTCTTGCGGTCGTCATCGCCCATGCTTCCGGATCCTGAGCACCGTTCACCGTGATGTAGTTGTTGACGGTTCTGCCACCTCCCAGATGCTCGTCGAACTCTTTACCCATCTGGCGCCACATCTTATCCAGCGGAACAACTGCTTCAGTACCGGATTCAGCGACACCGATCACGCTCGGAGCATCGAAGATACCACCTTTAGCGAACCACTGAAGCGATTTGCTGAACACGGGGTAGTTTGCCTTCGTGCTTCCGTCAGAAGATGTTGCTTCACGCATAGACACCGTAATATTCGGCAGATATCCATGCGGTGTCGGAAGTGTCCAGCTGAACTTCAGCTGCTTCTTGAATGCGGCCACCCACAGGGCGATCACCTGTGATGTCGCCTTCATTGAGGACGTACCTACTGTCGGAAGCGTCAGGTTCGCATTGGCGAATGCGTTCTCCATTGCGCTGATGGAACTGACAACCGTCTCTTTCGCCCGCTCGATCGACGATGTGTCGATGTCCGCAAGTGTCAGATTCGCATTGTTCAAGGCTTCCTGTATCGCCTGGCTGTCGATGTTTACGGTATCGCCCGGCAGATCGAAGTGACCACCGCCACCCTTAGGCGTGATGGTATCGATTGCTTCTTTTTCATCTTCGTCACCCAAAATCCACTTGAGGGTGAAGAAGTCGCCGATTCCTTTGACAACCTTGCCCCACCAGTCTTTCAGATCCTGAACGATGGTGTCTATATCCGGGAAGTCAAGGCTAAACACCCAGCTGAAGATATCGCCGATACCCTTCTGAATCTCTTTCCATCCGGCTTCAATGGCTTCCTGAACCTCTGACCATGTGGGCAATTCCACGTTGAATGTGGTCTTGAAGAAGTCCGCAATACCTTCACTGACATCATCCCAAAGGGCTTTGATTGACTCTTTAACCTCTTCCCATGACGGGATTTCAATGCCGAAGGTCGTCTGGAAGAAGTCCTGAATGGACGGCCAGACGTTGGTGCTCCACCATGTGTCTATCGCGCCGATGATATCTTGTGCGACAGGAAGAACAACATCGAAAGCAGCCTTGAAGAAGTCCCCGATGCTTGCCTTAACGAGATCCCACAGGGCGCTGATTTTCTCTGTAATCGACTTATCGTCATCCGTCAGAATATCGAAGGATGCCTTGAAGAATTCACCGATTCCGGCTTTGACCTGATCCCACAGGTCGGATATCTGCTGTTTGACGGTCTCCCAGTCCGGAAGATCTATGCCAAACTCAGCCCGGAGCAGTTCCGCGACCGAATCCCAGATGCTTCCTACAGCGGTCTGTAATCCTGTCAGAAGGCTGTTCGCAACGCCGCCCCAGTCAATGTTCGCGAACGCTGTCTGAAGGGAATCAAACAGGTCGCCAAGCCCGGCAATGAATGTCGGTATGTTATCGACTATTCCTGTCGCAAGGTTCGCAACAATGTCTGCCGCGCCCGCAAGGATGTCCGGAGCCATGTCCGCAATGAATGACGGAAGCATTGCCAGAAATGTCGGTATCTGCTTAGCGATGTTTGCGATCATCGGCAGAGCGTTTCCGACAAGGAATGTTTTAATTGTACTTGCCAGTCCGTTCAGCGCCGGTCTAATGTCATTTCCGAGCGCCAGATCTCCCAACACATTGGCAGCTGCCGCCTTCATAGCATTGAATGATCCGGAGAATGTGGTTGACGCTTCTTCCGCTGCCACGCCAGTCAGACCAAGTTCGCCCTGAATGACATGGATTGCTTCATAAACATCGCCCAAGTTGTCGATGTCGTATTCAACGCCACTAAATTCCTGAGCATCCTTTAACAGACGCTCCATCTCTGTCTTTGTGCCGCCATACCCCAGCTTGAGGTTATCAAGCATTGTATAGTTGCCTTTGGCAAATCCCTGATATGCGTTCTGCAGACTCTCGATCGGAGTGCCCATCTTAGCGGCGTTGTCTGCCATATCGGAAATTGCCATGTCCGCAGAATCAGCCGCCTTGACAACATCACCGCCGAAAGCAGACTTCAGAGCCGCTCCGAAGCTGACAGCCTGTTCAGCATAGTCATTCGCAGATATGCCCATTGCCGCTGCCTGGTACGCATATTCTTTTGCCGTATCAGCCGCATCGCCATACAGCGTATCCAGACCGCCGAAAGACTGCTGGAGTTTGGCGCCCTCGCCGATTGCGTCCGAGAACAGTTTAGTGACACCCGCAACAACCCCAGCTGCCGCAAGCCCCTTCAGAAGTGCTTTTCCTAATGACGCACCACCCTTTTTGCCGCTCGATTCGGCAGCAGGGCTTACTATATCTTCAATCTGCCCGGAGATGCCTTCGGCCTTAGGTATAATTTGCACATAGGCTTTTCCAATATCAGGCATCTGTCATTACCTCACTTATGATTCTTTGACGCTCACGCTCAAACTCTTCCGGAGTGTCAAATCCTACAATGTCATCATTTTCATCTTTTTTATTCGCATTCGCGATCAATTCTCTTATCGGTGTCGGCTTATTCCGTCCATGCTTAGCATCCTTTGTCTTTGCCCAGACATTCAAAGCCGTATAGTCGGCAATCTGTGACAGGATCAAGTCACGCTGTGACAGCACTGCACCGCTCACCTTCATTTTGATTCGTGAATCGCCTCTCAGACCAACAGCAAGAGTCGCCACCAGCTGGACCGGCAGCGACTCGTAATCGAATATTCCGTAGGTTTCGGCAAGGTCGCATATCAATGCGTCCTCATCCACATTGATCATGGCCGAGAGGGCTATCAGTTTTTTGCTTCTTTGGATTTTTCCTGAATGATCTTCATGATCTCACCGGCTTCAGCGCCCATGACATCAATCGGAACACGCCCACCGTTGTTCTGTGCGATGAATTTATAGAAGCGATTCTCTTCATCATCATCGTTAAACAGGCAGTTGATCATGTCGCCGACTGCATCAATGGAATCATCTCCATTTGCTGTCATCTTCTTGAGGGCTTTCAGGAACAGCCAGTCTTCGAAAATATTCGAATCAATCTCAAAAGCAAACCCCGATTTCGTTTTTCCTTTCACCTTATCAGCCATGTTCTTCCTCCGTGCTTATGCTTAAGCCTTCTGCAGATATTCGTAATGAGTGTTGCCGGATGCGTCTGCTGCGGTTGACAGCGTGGTTTCATAACCAACTGCATCATCGTCAACATAAGAGATCGTTCCGACTGCGGATACCTTGCCATCCGGGATAACGATGCGCTTCAGGACGCCGCCCCGAAGCACCATATCAACCGCCCAGACATACTCATCAAGGTCTTTGGCGTTTGCCTTAACCTCGATGCCGTTAGTCAGATCGCCGGTAACATTGTCGTCACCGTAGATGGTCTTCAGGACATCCACGTTCAGAGCCTCGATCAGGGTGAATCCGAAGTTGTCATCCTTGCTGGTAAGCACGGTGAGAACCTTGTCACCGCCCCACGCTCTGATATCCTCAGATTCCGGGCTGTTGTCATTGGTCAGACCGTCTTCGGATACATATCCAAGGCAAACGAAAGCAGCGCCGAGCGCCGTAGTAGCATCGGTCGGAAGAGTGGTTCCAATCGGGGCGCGATAGATAGCGCCGCCAACCTTAGGCTTACCGGCTGTAACATTGGTTGCTGTATTAGCCATGATTTCTACCTCCTCAGTAGTAAGTAACAATAAACACGGCCTGATAGCGGTAATACTTCATGGCCGTGTCCGTATAATTGTAGTCGCTGTTCAGTTGTATTTTGCTGATGTCGTCACGCTGAATCATGTCTTCCATCGCCGCTTTCACTTCTTCATTGAGAAGAGCCGCCTTATGCAGCGTGTCGGCATAACTCTGAATAGCAAATGTTGCTTGCGTGATTTTGTTCTGCTGATAACTGCCAGTCTTCTCGATAACGACAAACCGCCCGGATACCTTATTTGGCATCTCCATGCGACAAGGTACAGACAGTGTATCGTTCAGATAATTAAGAACTCTTTCCTCAATCATCGGTGTACCTCTCACACTTATAGCGCCTGTTCCACCTTGACGGATTGTTTACGTCAATCCACCCTTCCGGCAGGCTAAACACATGCCATGTCTGGGAGAAGAACTGCACGTTATGATCCGTCCAATCGTGGTTGTCGCCTTTTGGAACGCACAGATAATACTCAAGATGCTTACCGCTAAGGTTCAACTCAGAGATAACATCTT